GCCTGCTCTTTTGCTTTTGGTGAACTTAAACTCTTGGAAGGAAGTGCTAAAATTATTGGACTTATTGCCAGAGATGAGTCACAGCACATGACAATTACCCAAAACATCCTGAATAAATGGAAACAGGGTGATGATCCTGACATGGTTCAAATTGCTGAAGAAGAAGAACTCAATGTATACAGTATGTTTAAAGAATGTGTTGAGGAAGAAAAACAGTGGGCGGAATATCTGTTCAAAGACGGTTCTATTATCGGATTAAACGATAAATTACTACAAAAGTATGTTGAGTGGACTGCTAATCGCCGTCTAAAGTCCATTGGAATGAAGGCAATTTTTGATACTCCTATCACAAATAATCCTCTACCATGGACAGAGCACTGGTTATCTTCTAAAGGTATGCAGGTTGCTCCTCAAGAAACAGAAGTAGAATCATATCTAATTGGGAGTATTAAACAAGATGTTGAGAAAGATACGTTCGCTGGTTTTCAATTGTGATAAGATATTCTTTACCTGGATGGAGGGAAGACCTCTTACGGACAAACCGACTCAATCAGGAGGAGAGAGATCTCCTCTCAAAGGGTCCGTCAAGTCTCGCCCAAGCGTGGAGAATGCAGGCAATAAAGTACAAATACGCGACCCATGGGACTAACTAAATAATTGGAGATAACATCATGAACATGTGGAACAAATTGAAGAGTATCCGAATCCCTGGCGATATCTGGAGTCCACTTTTAGTGGGAGCGATGTTGGGGACTATTACGGTTTTGTTTATAAAATTACCTGTAGCACCACGAACCGTACCTACATCGGCAGAAAATATTTCTGGCAAAAACGAAAGCCTAGACCTACTGCTGGTTCTACCAAGCGGAGAAGAGTTACATCTGAAAGTAACTGGAAGAACTACTACGGAAGTTCTGACGAGCTTAAAGCAGATGTTAAAAAATATGGACAAGAATCTTTTACTAGAGAAATCCTCTCCTTACACAGGACACCTGGAAGGGTCAACTACGAGGAGACCCGCCAGCTCTTCCTCCATGACGTTCTGACGGAAAGCTTGACAGACGGCACCCCTGCCTACTATAATAGCAACATCCTCGGAAGGTACTACCGTAAAGACTATTTTGATTATGAAAACGACAACACTCGCATTAGTAGCACTGACAGTAACTAGTTCTGCTTGTGCTTCCACCTTCAGCAATAGAGCAGCAATTGCTCCTCCTCCTCCTGTAGTAGAACCTCCTACGATCGAGTATAATCTTACGTGGAAGTGTGAGGACTGCACTCCAGAGGAGCAGTATGTGCTTGAAGAACTTCAGAAGATGACTAAAATTACTGATCGTAATGCTCTTGCTACGATCATGGGCAACATCAAGCAGGAGAGTAAGTTTATCCCTAACATTTGTGAGGGTGGTGCCCGTGTTTCTTATACAGAATGTAAGGTTGGTGGATACGGATTGATTCAGTGGACTAGTATTGGTCGCTACAAGGGTCTTGGAAACTTCTGTGCTAAATACGTGTGCGATCCCAGTAGTCTGGAAGGTCAGACTCGCTGGATGATTAACGAACCTATCTTCCAACGTAACCTTCCTGTGTTTGAAGGTCATGATCAGAGCATATCTTATTATATGAGACCTGCTTATAACTGGTTGGGATGGGGAATTAAAGGAAATCGTGAAATTTATGCATATGACTACACTAAAAAAATTGTTTTAGCATGACGTATCCAGCACCAAAATACCTTAAGGATGATCCATGGTTTGGACCCGCTTATTTTTCTTCTAGTCAATTAGAATATAAACTTGCCTATGAGAAAGCAATTGCGGAAAATCTTTTACTTGCTGACACCTACACAGAAGTAAAAGATATACATCAAGTGATGTATGATATTGCCACTAGTCATGGCAAGACTACCACCCAACTTAATCCTACGCCAATGTTGGGTGGCGGTTCAGAAAACTTTCAAAGTGAATCTGGCAATTGGATGTCAGGTGCTGGTTACTACGGTTAGTTTTCTGACCTTTTTTGGGTCCATAGTTAAACGGATATAACTACGCTCTTCTAAAGCGTTATTCTAGGTTCGATTCCTAGTGGACCTGCTTTGTCGGCATGGCGGAATTGGTAGACGCGCCAGGTTTAGGTTCTGGTGTCTTATGACGTGGAGGTTCAAGTCCTCTTGCCGACACTTGGGTGAATAGTTCAGCGGTAGAACACTTGCTTTACACGCAAGTTGTCGGGGGTTCGATCCCCTCTTCACCCATCCCCTCATAGAGGTTAAATGCTTAAAAATGTTAACAGCAAGATGTAAAATTTGTCATAAAGAACTGGCAAGCAGTAGCAAAGTTCAGTTCTGTGGGTGCCCTAATCAAATGAGAGTTGTCGATGATACAATCGGTGCTATTGATCTGGATCAAGTAGTTCTTACAAATTATAACAAAAAGATTAAATATACTGGTATCCTAACAAATGATGATCTAAAATACCAGGAGGAACGACGCCAACGTAAGGTCCGTCGCATTAATTTTGAGGAACGCTAATGATTAATCTGGACGCTCGTTATCACGAATACTTGCATAGTAATAAATGCTTTACTATCAATGGTGCATGTGAAAAAGTAGTTGCATATGGGTGGACAGATGATGGTTCTACCATTGATGGATACTATGTCTTGACAAAGAACTATAAGTTGCAGTATAATATGAAAGAACAATGCATCTCGATGCAGCAACGCATCGGAGTGTAACCAATTTATCGAATATGCAAATTTTTCTAGACACTGCCGACTACAATGAGATTGCCGAACGTTATGCGACTGGTCTAGTCTCTGGCATCACTACAAATCCTACACTAGTTCGTAAGTCTGGTGTAAACTATTTGGATTTCATTCGTACTCTCTCAAAAGACTTTGCTTTTGAGAGTATCTCTGCAGAGGTTGATGGAAAAACCGCTGATGAGATGATTGACAATGCACAACAGTACATTGCTATTGGTTCTGAAGTTACCATCAAACTTCCTCTCACTAAAGAGGGTCTTATTGCCTGTAAGATCCTCTCTGGTGAGGGAGTAAAAACAAACGTCACACTCTGCTTCTCTGCTTCTCAAGCAGTCATGACTGCTTTAGCAGGCGCTACATACATTTCCCCTTTTGTTGGACGACTCAATGATAATTCTATCAGTGGAGTTGAATTAATTCGTGCTATTGGTGGTTTGTATGGTACTAATCGAGTAGAAACTAAAGTTCTTGCTGCTAGTCTTCGTGATGTACATCACGTTTCTCGCTGCTTCTTGTACGGTGCAGATGTATGCACTTTGCCTACTGCTGTATTTGACAAAATGTATAAGCATGTCCTGACTGATGCAGGACTTGCTATTTTTGAAAACGATTTTAAAGAGATCAATGGTTGAAGTAACACTAGAAGAGTTTGAAAAAAATTTTGATTCTTACATGGAAAGAATCGAAGAAAATAAGGAACAGTTTCTAGTTCGCAAATCTGATGGTACAGCAGTCGTTGCTATGCCAGCTGAAGAACTGGAACAAGCGACCAATGCACTTGGTGATGATGAGTGGTACAATATGTACAACAACCACGATGATGCATCATGATCAAACCGTCAGTCATCCTTGATCAAGGACCGTATCGTTTCGTGCAATGCGGCACTCTAGAAATCAACGGTAGACCAGACTACCGTATTCAAAAATTTCATGAGTGGAAAAAGCGGTACTTTGACATGTACCTGCTTGACAACCAAATGCAACTAGACACCTGTCTAGAAGATCCAGAGTACACCAAATGGTTAGATCCAGAAGGTGTGCCCTGCTACATTAAAGATACCGTAAAATACTAAAAGGTTATTATGAGTGTAAAATCACAAGTCCAAGCTGCTGAAGAAGCACTTCGCCAAGCATTGATTAACGCTCTTGCTGAAGGCGATGAAGATCATCTGTCCGAACTGTTCACACAGTATCAATCAGTCAGTAATCTGAATAAAAAAGTAAATGACTTAACTCATTTTGCCTACGATTCAAATTACAATTTTAATCTGTCATCTGATTACCTACGTCATGGTGGTGATATGGATCGTATAGATAATGTTATTGATTTTGGTGGTAGCATTAGTGTTAACCCTAGCACTGATGACACTATCACCTTCAATTAGTCTCGGTAAGACTATAAACTAGCCCTGGTGCGGGTGAAGATATCGCCGCCTGGTTTCTTGCTTCCAGTTAAAAAGCAAGTGGTGGTGCCAAATACCCTTCCGTGTGGTTGGTTCTTGTTTACAACTAAAACAAACAAGTGGCGTGCATGTGTCCTGGGAGATTGACCCCTCCCATTTACTGCGGGTGTAGTTCAGTGGTAGAACGTCAGCCTTCCAAGCTGAATGTCGTCGGTTCGAGTCCGATCACCCGCTTATTATAAATAATTTTAGAATAAAGCCAGTGGTCCTAGGGTCAAAGTAATATGTCTAAAATTCTTGCGAATCAATTTGCAAATTTCGCACAAAATGGTCCAGTTGAAGCATTGGAAGGTGTTGAAATTTCGCCTAGCAAAAAACTGATCTTTGGTGCTAATGCCGAAATTCAGTTATCGATCGGTACAGGAAACGTTGGGCAGTACCTTACATCACTTGGATCTGGTAACGGACTAGGTTGGACAACTCCAACCGATTCTGATACTAGGTATTCAGTTGGTGCTATTGATGCCTCTGATCCAACGAAAAAAGTTATTAGACTTTCTAGTGATGACCCTGTACCAGTAACTAAAGATATTACTTTATCAGGTATCAATGGTATTTCATTAATTCGTTCTGGTGACGAAATAACCTTTACTTTAAACACTGCTACTTTCCCTGCTGCTTTAGTCGCTCCAAATACAGACGCTGAATTTAAGGACATTACTGTCGCGTCTGTTACTACTTCAGCAGGTGGTTTATTAGATGTTGGCGGTGATATTGATGTAACAGGATCCGTTACAGTTGGGGCAGATCTTACAGTCACTGGTAACTTTACTGTACAGGGTGATACTACACAATTAAATGTATCAACACTCAATAT